CAGGAGGAAAGACAGGAACAGTTTCAGTTTCAAAGTATTTCGCAACTCCTCAAGGAAATCATGCCGTCGTCAGTCATTGAAGAAGTTCCCTCAGCGGAACGCTTTTATCCCGATGCTATCCAACGCCAAGAAATGTACAACGACCTCGTAATGGATTTGACTCCCGACAAGCAGAAGAATATCAGAGCACTACTGAATGTAAGTCAATTAACAGAATATCTCCTAGCTCTGAAACAGTCTAGTGTTAAACTGAATGTTGCGAATAAACCGATTGGCCTCCAAAAATCAACCTTTGACACTTTAACCGAAATAACAGATGAAGTTCGTAACTCATACATTCCAGCATGTGTCCCCATTTATGATGTTAAGAAAACACTCTATTTGGATAAAAAGCAATTCTCACCCCACGCATCTATTAATTTCCAGTCTATCCTCCATGTTGAGCACGAGGCTGATAAGCGTCTAAAACTCTATGAGAATGGGGAAATGGCCATAAATGGAGTGGCATTTTATTCGTACTTGGACTCAATGTTTCAGTTTGACCAACACCCTTATTCGGCGGCGGATAGTCTAGCACAGGCCGAAAGAGAAGTTATCGGATACGAGCAGGAGGGTTATCTAGCCCCTCAGCCGAGTGAAATGCGTCCGGGTTTTCTTGAGAATTTACCTGAGGGATATCAAAATACTCTAGCACACAAATTCGGTCGTGAATTTATTGCGTTGGATCAGACCTATCTGAATAACCTTACTGTACAAGTCGCCCGTTTCTTACCCTCTGTAAAAGCCGTCGCTAATAAGTCAGTACCTGCTGGAACAGTATCACAGCCCGCCGACCAGGTTATTACTACTGGCTACGTAATTCTGGATACGCCTTCTATACTTCATGCTCGTACCTTGACAAATGTCCCTTCTCTGTTAACACGCGTCCTTATTGCGGATTACCAGCGGGAGAAGAAGGTTCAGCATTTAACCGACTTAAATCCGACAGAAGTGACAGATGCGAATGCCCAGAATCACGCTATCATGCTGACGAAGGAGCAGGTCCAGCAGATGACTCCCGAATTCTGGGAGACTTGGCTGCGTAACAATCTGTATCGCACCCTATCACCGATTCATGGATTGTCACCGGCTTCACCGCTTCTAGCAGTAGCCATGGACGCTTTTGTTCCTAATCGCAGTGATTATCCGAAGACCCTCCAAGATGAAGTCTGGCGTTTTATTGATCGGAATATGTCAATGTGGATTCAAGCAAGTGCGGCATCTCGTCAGCGTATCAGCAAGAAACTCAGTGAAGGCGGAGCAGAAGGCGAATCGTATCCCGCAATTATTGAGCATCCTAATACTTTGAATAAGCGTGTGCTAGAAGATGTGCTTTTGAATGTCTTAGTTCGCCGGATAAATGAAAGAGAAACGACTCTACGCGGTAACCCCCAAGTTCTCATGGCCGCATTTGAGAATGGTTTTGAGACAGATGCCTTTATCCAGTATGCGACAATTGTAACACAACTGGAAGGCCGTGAACCTGTCTTTGATCCCGTTTTTCACAAGACGAAGTTGGAGGAAATTCTAAAATCTCAGCAGAACCGGAATAACGTGGCTGCCTTGGAAGCAAAAGCCGCAGGTTCAAAGCCAGAAGTGAATTCTTGCTCCTACGTACGCTTTCTAATTGGTGTCCGCAGAGCCATGAGCAAAGGGCATGACCACATAAACTACATTGAATTATTCAAGGTTTTCTTGGCGAAGTACCAAGGGCCTCGGAAGGGTAACTGGATAATGTGCGAAGAGTGTAAGAAGGAGTTGGTGTGTGTCCACGAAATCATGACACTCAATGAGGCTCTCCATCCGGGACGTGCAATGTCTCTCCATCGGAAGTTACTGCTAGATTTCGGCGGTCCTGTATTTGAAGGCCATTACACATGTAAGAATTGCGGTATTCCCATACAGGAAATTGAATACGATAATCACCTTGAGTTTGACGATGAAGGCCGTCCTATTTCGGGCCGCTCAGTGATACAGGAGGATAGTAAGCAATTTGACTTAACGGAACTTGTCAGCAGAAAAGAAGTTATCCAGTATGCGACAGAGGATGAAAATAAACTCTACCAGATTGCGAAAGTTATTAGTGAACGCATGGGGGCCACCGAACTCAAAAAGGAAATGGTTGACCGCATGATTTATTACGCACAAGAGTATTTGAATAGCAAGGTTCCTCCGAGAAATGTGTATGAACAGCAGATTGCTATCGCAGTGAAGAAAGGAACACGCGGTAAGTTCCCCTCTTACGAAGAGTACAGCCGTAGTCAGCGTGTCTTTGTAATTGCTGCTCTTTTCATCATTGAACTTCAAACTTCTCAACCGCCCCTTCAGATCAGGTATCCTTTCAGCCAGTGCCGTTTCTCTATCCAAGGCTTTCCTACAGAGGGCATGAAGCCTGAGGAGGCGGGCACGGGTGCCTTAGATTATGTTTCCTGCTGTGTAGCATCTATTGACCGTCGTGATGACCCCTGGTCGAGCACAACATGGACCCTTTTCCCCGATATCGCAAAACGCACAGATACAATTAAGAAATCTGTAATCAGTGTAACCAATCTTCTGCTAGGAACCACCATTTCCGGCACACAACTCTTTATAAGTGACCAACTCCGTAAGACTATCCGAAAGCGTGTAGACAGTCTCCGCTTGGAGCAACGCCTAGAACTTGCCTCAGCAAAAGACAAGTTACCCACCGGATTTTTACCGGAGCCCTCAATCAAATTCCCCACAAATGTGGTTAATGAGCCGACGTCTGCTGATCCCAACCAGACCGTTGCGACTATGAATATTGCTGGATTTGATGGACCCCGCAAGAGTCTATTGTACCGTCTAGCAGTCTTGTATGCTCAACTCAAACAGGAATCATATAAGACAGCCGAGAAAAGCAATCTGCTGGTTTACGGCTCAGGTCGTAGTGATAGTTATTCATCACCAATGAGTTTGAAGGATATCAAGCGTGGTGGTCTCCAAGTTCTTGGTCTAGTTCCCCTTGAAGAGGAGGCCCATCGTTTGGCCGCGGCTCTACGAACAATTGATTTGAGAACTCCCACATTTACTCCTGCTGGAACGCATATTTGGACACCGTGGTCTCCGCGTGTTGAGCCGGTTCTCCGAGTTGAAATGCCTAAGAATATTTTATACAAGTTGTTTTTGCGAAACTGCTACAAGGGTCCCAGCATTGGCTCTCCCCACAAGATAGGATACGGCAACATCTGTAAGAATTGCGGTTTCCAGTTTCCAGTCAGCCCCGACATCATTGACCCCGAGAAGGAAGGCAAGCCTGCCTTGGACGCACAGGGTGTAGATTACAGCGAAGCAGAGTTTGAGAAAATCTTGGCTGCTCGTCGCGACCTCCGTACACAGGTACCCTATCTGAAACCGGAAGATCCCGAACTTCTTAAGAACATCCAGCGGTGGATCGCAGAGCCAGCAATGGGAGCAGATGATGTAATGATGTGGAACCAGGTTGCTGGAATAATGCGTGCTCTATTTGATTCTAAGACAGCGGACAGACCCGCTGCTCGGGCCCAAGCATGGGGTGATTTCGTAACACGCTATGATGCGGAACGTGAAGACCTTCGCAGCAAAGTAGCAGGTTCAGCTACACGCAAGGCCCGTGGCCAAGCAGTCGCAGCGTCCTTCCTCGGCTACATAGATATCTTAACACAGAATCCTTTTTCTGGAGGCATTGACGCCATTTTGAACGCAATCACATCTCCTATGTTACAAAAGGCACAGGCCCACAAGATTTCAACTGTAACTTCTTTACGAGCAGTTAAGGAGCGTGGTAAGTCAGATGTAATCTTTGCTCGTGGCATCAAGCAGTGGATGAAAATCTCAGGAGAGCACACCCAACTTCTCAATCAAATCATGGCCCATCACAGCGAACTAATTGGTGGTGGCACAGTTGAGATGCGTGAGGTCTGTAAGCGTGTTGGCATGGAGCTGGGACGCTGGATGCGGATGTGGAAGACGTATATCTTTGAGGAACCTATGCTGGGATTCACTGAGACAGAAGCACAGTACATTCTGCGATATGTGCTGGTTCATTTATTCCGGCAAATAACCAATACACAGTCATGGTATTATAAGGATTTACCGAAGGAGGAGGGCCAGCCGCGGCCTGATACAGAGACAACAGCGAAGGAAGTCATTGTATTCCTGGCCGAAAGCATGGAGAAGACAGCCGGCAATCTACGCATTCCTTCGCAGAAGGAGTTGGAGGAAATCTTGTTGAAGCGGGCTGAAATTGAGCGTAATTACATCATTGATGTATTTGACAAGTTAGATGATGACGAGAAACCCTTAGAGAAACTCCAGAAGAAACTCGGCATGGGCAAGTGGGCCATGGGCAAGAATGTCCGTGATTACAGCGTTGAACTCTTTGAGCACGACAGGGCCCAGCGTATTCAGATGGGTTTACGTGATTTACCGCAGGTGGGCGAAGGAAAGAAGACGCGTGAAGACTTTGGTTTTGCGTCAATAGGTGGTGGTGAATCCCGTGCTGACCGTGCCTACGGACATGAGGACTTAGACGCACAAGAAAGGGCTGATTAAAGTCAAGGAATAAAATACCTACATATTTCTGTAGTTAAAACAGGAGCATGCATGTATTATTTTTAGCATTAACAATCTACTTGATTGGTACAACTGTCATATTATACGTCAGGCCAACTGTAATGTTCCATCCTGGTGGAGCATGGAAGGAATTTTCTTTGAACCCCGATGATAATCACACCTACATGCCTTTTTGGCTTTTCTCAATACTCTGGGCATTATTCAGTTATCTCCTTGCGACATTTATTCAGCGTATGGCTGTTGGCACAACAACTCAAGATGATTTTGAACGGATTGAACTGCCCGAAATGCCCGAAATGCCTGAAATGAACAGTAGAGTTGAAGCCGAGTTAGAAGTTGAACCTGAAATTAATTTGGAGGATGTCGCAGAGCCCGTTAGCAAGAACATGGGTCTAAATAAGACACGTAATGGATTTTATGTTTTGAACACCAACAAGTATAACAAGAGTCGTGTTCCTACATATGTCTATTACGGAGATAAGCCGCCTAACCATTTCCCTGTTGCTTAGACAGCCGGTGCTGGACACGCAGCAGCAAACCATGATAAAGAAGCAGCAGAATACATCCCCGCCCAGAACATATAGAATGAATGGACGGCGGATTCTACAGTTTGTGAAATATGCTTTTCAGCCCCATCTTCAGCAGGTTCCTGCATAAGGTTCCGAATCATATCACTCATAAAATCTACATGCCATGATAGACTGAAAAATAGTAAAGAGAATACTACGCCAATACCTGCTAAAGACGCAAGATGTTCCATTTGAAATACTTTACCACACACTGAACTTTGAACAATCGTTAGAGTAAGCCAGTTCATAAAGAATGAACCAATTGCTATGAATACTAACACAGATAGGAAGGCGGTCATTGATGTAATTTCCGGTGCTTGTGACAGATTCATATAAGCCATAAAGCCAACCCATGGTAGAATAGCGTGTGTAATACCATTCAAAAACATTGAAAAAACGACTTTACCCGTTGCGTCACTCATCTCTGAGATGGCTGTTGATTTTAAGACAAAAAATTAGACTTACTAGAGAAGATGGCTGGATGTGGTAATCAAATGCCCGCAAAGGTGAAGGCTCTGCCTTTTGGTGTATTCAAAAATCCCAAAGTTGTAATTGATATTCCTACGTGGGGAAAGGCCGCAAAGAAGGGCGAAAATCGCAACATAGTGATGGATTACAAGACGGGTAATCCGATTGTGCTAAATCCCGAAAACATGAAGGAAGTTGTGAAGACAATTGAAGTACCCCGGGCTGTGGATAGTTATCGTGGTCTTGATACCTTCCGGAACAGTGCGGATAAGGCAACAAGAGAAAAGTATAACATTGCTATACAAAACTATAATAAGCAACGGGCGGATAGGGAAGAATTGGTCGCAATTCGTAATGAAGACTTACAGAAAGCCTATGTTGATTTGGCTCAGGCTATTGGAAATTACAGAGTAAGTCCGTCTGCTGAGGCCGCAATACAGGTTGCCCTAGCACAGAAGGCTATGCTATCAAGAGAAAACCAAAATGCTCCTAGGGCACCTAAAGGAAATGTCTGTGATCTGGATGGACCATGTGAACGCATTGTAAAGAACTTTGACTATCCGATGGTCCCTTCCGGGAATGTGCCTCCTCCGCCCATTAATGTATATGTAAAATACGAATCAATGGGAGATACTCGGGAGATTGATTATAAGACTGCTTTGGCTGCTCCTCAACTGGAAGCAGAATCATTGTAAGGGATACACTGAAATACGCTCTTCATTTTTGTCACAATCAACCTTCTTTACTATATACTGAAAGCAAACATCATTCCGGTCAACATAAGTTACCTTTCCAGCATTATCCAAGTTCGGATTCTTATAGATAATAACTGGTGCGGGCTTCAAGATATAGACAACGAAAAATCCAATAAAGAAACTAACCATTAAGGGCAATAACTGTATTTTATTGAAGAATTTCATCCCTACTCTATAGAAAGATAAGTTTAGAGTAGGGAATGCTAGACTTAATGGATATTATGGAACATCCTAGACTAGCCTTTATTATCAGTTGCGTAATCGGCTTTGGTTTAGCCGCAATCATGCGTCCTATTTGTAAGGGACCTGACTGTATAATTATTCGTGGGCCTGAAGTTGTAAAGTTTCAAAACACGGTGTATCAATTTGGAGAGTCCTGCTATGAGTTCAAGGTGAAGCCAGTAACATGTCCTGTTGACAGAAGTGATTTAGTGAAGACACTTTCGTTTGCCGATACGGACTCGTAGACTCAGCCCGTCAACTCGTAAACTCGGCGCGTTCACACAAAATCTTTGATATATTTATCTATAATAAATGTCTCAAAGTACGCCCTTAGATAAGTTGGATGGTGCTGGACCCAATGATGCCAACCTGGTCAGCAAGATCCTAGCTGATATGAATGAAGGCGGAGCGGGAGCATCAAATCCTAACGCGGCCGCTTTCCAGCAGCAGCCGCCCCGCCTGGTTCTCAATGAGCCCCCGATCCAGTCTACGCAGGAGTATACAATGGATCCTGCCCCCGCCACGGCCCATATGATCGGCAACTCAATGCCCTCAGCCCAAGACTTCTCATCTATGATGGGTTCTTACACCCAGGTCCAGCAGCCCAACCCTGCTCCTCAGATGCACATGCCGCAACCCACGCAGAAGGGTGATATGTGGTCCTACATGGCCGAGCGTATCCGTGCTCCCATTGTTGTAGCCGCTCTATTCTTTCTTCTTAATCTCCCCCTTTTCCAAACCTCTATCATGCATTACGCACCCTGGGCGTTTCGTGCTGGCTCCGAGTTGTCAATGGTAGGTTTGGTATTACTATCCTTGATTGCGGGTTTGCTATTTGCTGGCTATCAACTCCTTTCTGATATTATAGGCGTATAGTAGGATGTCTGGGTTTTTTGGCTATAAGTTGAGCGAAGTGTCTACGGTTGCTGTAATGCTTCTAGCATTTATACCCGTAGCGAAGTCAGCGGCTGCTTTTAATTTTCTCCCCATCATTGGTTGCCTCTTGACATTTGCCACGCTTTCAACTGTTCGCCGCTTGACATTCGGATTGAAAATATTCTTATCTCTTTTTGTTGCGATGATTCTTGTTCCGACGCCGTTTCGTGGCCGCCGCGTTTGGGAGAATTTTGAGAATAAGGATGAAGAAAAAAAAGAGGAAAAGGAGCCTAATCCCGCCGTAGATAATCCTTCCGCAGATGAAGGAAATGATGGTAAGGGCGATAAGAACACCGAAACCTCACAGCCAGACCTGCCTGCTGTCCCGCAGATGGAAGCCATGAAGAATCCGGAGGATGAGGAAGGCCCCGAACCTGCGGATATTGAGAAGTTATCCGCCAAGTTCTTAGGAACTAAGATTAAGAAGTATCGTCTTCCTTCCGAGAAGGAGGATGGTGCCCACCATATGGACACAGGCACCACGTTTATGAATGCCTACAAGAAGTTGAAGCCTGAGCAGATACAATCTCTTACAAATGACACACAGAAGCTAATCACGGTTCAGAAGGACTTGATGGCAAATCTTAACAACCTGAAGCCGCTTGTAAGTGACGGTAAGGAAATCATGAAGACATTTAAGAGTTTCTTCGGTTCCGAACCCAGTTCAACGTAGGAAAATGAGCAGCAGAAGTAGAATGGTGAAAGCAAGGAAATTTAAACAACGCGGCGGTTCCTTAGAACAACCGGGTGGTTTACATGTATCATCAACTATGCTTATACTTTTGCTGGCGGCATCTATTGTAATCTGTGGTATCTGCGTTTACTTTGCGTTTCAAAACAGAGGTGACATCAACATTAAATTGGAGATTCCCTCAAACACTGCTCCAATGATGGTACGGAATCCCGTTGCTTCCTCAGGTGTCCCCACACCCCCCGAGCGTGTATATCAACCGCCCATTGACCCAACAACAGCAGGAAACATCTTCAATTTCCCCACACAAGGATACGCAGAAAGTTACCAGCAAGTTGGTCTGCTAGTTGCTCCGGGTGGCTCACCTCTTTCCGGCAATGGCGAACGCACCTTAGTACCGCTCTATGGACGGCGAACAATGGCCAGCCGAAATAAGTGGAATTACTACATGCGAACGGATGGTTTAAATCCAGTTCAAGTCCCCATCAAATACAAGAACCGTGAATGCGATGATGATAATGGTTGCGACGAGATTTTCAATGGCGATGAAATCAGTGTTCCTGCCCAAGGCCAAACATATAAGGCCAATATCTATAGGCAAAAATCGCTAGTTTATAATCCTTTTACAGGTTAGGATAGTCTAAATGGCGGCACAGCCTGTTTTTCCATTTAATAGTTTAAGTTGTACACAAACCCCTTTTCAATTTCCTAAAACCCTAAAGGTGGGGGATCTTTCAGCATACAAATCGGAAATTCGTATTATGGGTTCTACTGCTGGTCCTGGCCGTGTCCTTGAACGAGCAGTAAAAGATGGTCAACTCGTTGAGGAGAATCCGCAGATATCGCTTCTTTTTGAAGGTCAAACTTTCAACATTACGGATACTGTTCTACATTTTCCTGGCATGCACAGACCTCCCGCAACTGAGAATCCGCCTGCTGGAGAAATTCATGTATATTTCAGAAATCACAAACCGGCCAAGAGACTCCAGCAGGCTCGTGATGATTTGTGTGTTGTAATTCCTATTAAGATTGGAACCGGAAAGGGTGTAGACTATTTCTCTTATTTGAATCGGGATGCGGGTCTCCGTTCTGAGTATCTTCCTGCTCTTACGTCAATACTAACAGATAAGACACCGGTTATTTTATACAAGGGTAAAGACTTAAAAAATCGGGGCTACGGTCTACCAAACCCTGATACGCAGTGTCTCCCTGAATCATATACTATACAATTTATTTGTCTACAGAATCCGGTCAATATTAGGGCAAAAGATGTTGAACGCTTGAAGTCTGCTAATAAATATATCGAATTGGAGCCACCATCTGACCCGGTCAATGTTGTTGACTTGCGTCGTTTTTGTGCCATACAATCATCACCCGGTCTTCGCGTAGGCTCATCCGCAGAATCTCCGACTGATCTACCTGCTGGTGTCAAACGCATGGATTCAATGAAGTGCCGACCGATAGACCCGAAGAAGGATATTCGTGGTGATAAAATCATTGTGGATGAAAAAGCACGAAATGTGTTTCTGCCCGATGAGATATATGGCAAGAAGCGTCTAGATGATGAGGGGGGTATACCTGGTGTAACATCGGATACAGCCCTTCAGCCCGGTGACTTTGAGGATTTACTAGCCGCTCCAATTGGAATCGCAATTGGGCTTTTCTTAACAGGAGTAATCATGTGGCTACTGCTAGGAATCGTCTATCGGGATGGAGGCATAGTAGCAAGAGCAGGTGTTCAAGCAGCTGCTCTATTTGCTGCTGCTCAAAGACGAGAACCTCCTAGAGCAAGAGAAGACTCAATTGATTATGTAAGAAATATTTTACAACCCCAAGAGGCCGCCGCCGCAGCCACTAGACGTGGACCTGAAACTTTTGATGCCTTATAATAGGAGTCTTATGAAGACAGTACTGATATTACTTTTAGCAGCATCCCTCATCCTTCTAGGCTTTGCTTTTAAGGCCAGTAGATTGCCGGGCATGCTAGAAGAAACATTCTTGACAATGTCACAAACCCGGAATGCTACTCCTGTTACTACAACAAGCGTGGCTCCCCTCTGTCCACCCAGTTTCAAATTCTACACAGACCGTAATGGTCGCTCTATGTGCTGCCGCGGTCGGGTTGATTGGACAGAAGGCCGCTGCTATCCAGTAAATGATTCCAGCACACTTGCTCATCTTTGCTCATTAGGTGGCGATATGACTGATGAATTTGGAATGCCCGTTCAATTCTGTGGCTCCATGATACAGTCACTCTTGTCCGAGTTGGGAGCACAGGATTGTACACGCGATAAGCCTTATAGAGCAACAGCCGATGGAATAACAGGATTCTGTTGTGCGGCCACGCCTTCAGCGGCCTCTCCTCAGCAGTGTCCCGCTGATTCAAAAATCTGTACTGTCTTGCCCAAGGATAAGAATCCTTTTGAGCAGTCTAACAGTTGCGGACTAGAAAGAATAACAGACGGAGCGGTATGTCCTGCTGGTATGCAGCGGCAAGTGCTAGTGGGAAATGAGGGTGAAATTGAGGGCTTGACTGTTCCCCTTTGTATCTCCACTGTTGTTCCTCGTAGCAAGACCACCCCGATGTGTATTCCTTCAAGTGTCTTGAATGAACTTCGGCGTTTCGGTAAATACCGTAATAAGGATTTAAGAAAGTGGATTGGTAATTGTGAAATCTATGATAGGGTAAATATCCGGAAGACTGAATCACCAGATACAAACCGCGTGGATTTGAGCGGCTTCTAAGAACGCAATCAAATAACTATTTCCCGCAATCAAACTGCTAGAAATATGTATTTTTACCGGGAACTCAGTTCTTGCGTGTCTCCTTCCGCTTCTGTTGCTGCTTTCTGCTCTTAGCCCTGCGACCAGTTGGGTCCCGACCTGCTCCAGAAAGTTTCTGTAACTTAGCCTGTAGACTTTCGACAACAAACGTTGACAATTGATCATGTAAAATTATCTTTTGATCAGGTGTTAACTGATAGTATTTTAGCAAGGCAGCAATAACAACTTCCTTTTGGTCCTCCTGTTCAAAGAAAAAGTTGGGAATCTTAAGATACTTTCTCTTGAAAATTTCTTGTAGAGTGGCCAAATCCGTACCTACTCCTGTGTTTGATAGTTGGTCAAAGAACTCTTGGTGAGCGGCCTCATTGGCTTCCATTGTTTCTAGCAGATTTGCTAGACGGGAGAGGATAAATCCAGTATAATCCTTATTTGTAGGAGTTCTTTTCGCAATAAGAGCGGCTCCCTCTGTAGCCTGTTTTTGAGTAGCACCCGCTGACTTCGCCGCAGCAACAGCATTTTTACCACTTAATTCGCCCCATTTAGACATATTCTCATCATAGAATTTCTGATCTAGCAAGGTCGCAATAAGTTCCGCACCCTGTGTTTTATACTGAGCCGCCTCGGGCGTGTTGAAATTTAAGTTATTCACGGCATTTTCACCATTTCCAGCAGTCGCCGCCTTCTGGTGCTTAGGGTTTAGAATTCCGAGAGCATCCACTAACCGAGCCTCCATACAGTGGGCAACCAACTCTTCCTCCATGTCATGTAGTACAGTGGACTCGGGCTCATTAAGAAGTTCCCCCTTCAAGAGTTCCAAAGCATTAGAAATATACTCCATTAATTGATGCTCATTCGCATATTTTGTATCATCTACACCGATATGCGTGAATGTTAGCGATGAATACAACTTAGTTCTTAGTGCTAGGCCACGGAAGTCCTGCCGATAAAAGTAAATGAAGGAGCAGCAGTCCTTCACAAAACGCTCAAGTTGAACTTTTGGGCCTCTGCGGGTTTCTAGCAGTGTTCGTACTTTCTTACAGATAGGTTCCTTATAGACTGCGTCTACAGGCTTCACTAAACCCTCAAACGCACCAAATAGACGCGTAAATAACGGCTTCTGCTTTTTGGGTGCGGGGTCCATCCTACTTTAGTGCATAAAATTGAATTAGGGCTACGGTTAAAGTGCGGGCATGGATAGGTCATTCTCAAAGTATCGTATTAAGAGGGAAATTGAGCGGGGTCTTTCGGCTGAGGCGAAATACGATGATACTAAACTTCTGCTAGAAGTAGGTATCAACGGCAAGCAGTATGAAATTCGTTTTACAGAGAAGTATCCATTCCTTGCTCCCGCAGTAGTCTGTGATGGAGAGTACATGAATCTTCGGATGCTATGGCCAGAAGTTTGGAAGGCCACCTATACAATTAATAACATTATCCAGGCTCTTACAACTGAAGAACCTGTGACGGAGGACCTCCATTAGCCGAGAGCCAAGGCTTAATAGAGGGCGGCAGCATACCCTTCTCATCAATTGACCTTCCCACCATCTCAAATTCATTTTTGCCTGTATCTTGCTGAGGAGCGTACTCGTAGGGCCGGAGCTCAGCCTGCTCTGTCGGTCTTACCTCATCAAGCGGATATGAGCCAGCAGGCGGTGTCTCAACCTTTGTTACATCCTTGGGCTCTTCACGGGTCATATCACGCATTTCAACACGAACAACTTCGCCATCCCCCTCTACATTTGTAGTCGGAGCAGAGGAAGCCGTGTTAAAAACTGACTGGCCGAGAACCTTATTCTGTACATGGCTGTTATTCCGCAGGATAAACAGTAGTGCTAGGGCCACAGCCAACGCAATTCCAACAACGGGAGAAACAGTGACTACTCCTACACACACAAAAACGGCTAGAATCTGAACAAACAGTGAATCAAAGAGGTCCGTCAAAGGAGCAGAAAGTGTATCACTGGAAGCAATAACAGCAACTGAGATGGCAAGTAAGCCGAGAGCACCGACTTCCCATTTCTCCATCGTTTTAACAGTATCCATTCTATTTGTATCCGAGACTTTTTACTTCCCGTTGAAACTTAAAACTTGAAGAGGGTAGAAGGCTAATGTCGCGGATAAGAATACCTGATTTTATGAAACAAATCCCGGCTGAAAAGCTGGAAGGAAAACGTGTCTTATCCCATCGTGGTTATTCAATTCCTAAGGATGCGTTGAGCCATGGGGAACTAGCACAATTAAAGGATGCTCTAACAGTAAAACCCGTTGCTCCACTTGAGTATAGTGCTGGTCTAGATAGTTTCCCTGTGTATTATGAGTCAACTCAGCGAATTTACATGCCCCGCATGTGGGGACAAAAAACACTGGGGCCGCCCGATGCAGACATTCGTAAGGAGGGTAAACCGCTTCGTAAGGAACTTGTCTTCCAGGGCTCCCTACGGCCGTATCAAACTGAGATTACTGATAATTTTATAGCAAAGGGAAAGAATGGAATCGTCTGTGTACCGTGTGGATGGGGTAAAACTTTCATGTCTCTAGCAATTATGGAAAAAATCAAGCGTAAGACTATTATTGTTGTACATAAGGAATTCTTAGTAGGGCAATGGATAGGCGAAATCAACCGTGTATATCCGACTGCTAGAATTGGGCGACTTCAAGCAGAAGACGCTGAAGTGGGGGATGAGTTTGATATTACAATTGCGATGCTTCAAACAGTGGCTAAGCATGAGTATCCGGAGGGCTTCTTTAGCGATTTTGGCTTTTCCATTTACGATGAATGCCATCACCTGGGAGCAGCCCATTTCAGTAAAGCGTTGATGAAGATTCAGACGAAGTATATGCTGGGACTCTCCGCAACCCCTGATAGGACAGATGGCTTAAGCAAAGTCTTTGGCTGGTATATTGGAGATATGACAACCAAGATTAGGGCTCGAGAAGAGGATACAGCAGTAGAAGTACGAGTGTACAATTATACTTCAACCGATGAAGAGTATACAAAGACAGACTTTGATTATCGGGGTAATCCTATTCGGGCACGGCTCTTAAATACAATTACGGAGTATGAGCCTAGGACACGCTATGTAATTCCAGCAGTAAAGCAGGCATATGATGAGAAGCGTAAAACGCTGATTTTGTCGGACCGTCGCGATCATTTGTTAATGTGGGAACGGCTACTCAAAGAAGCGGGTGCTACCGATGTTGCGTTTTACGTGGGCGGTATGAAACAGGGTGCCTTAGAAAAGTCGGAAGAAGCACAGATTCTGCTGGGAACTTACAGTATGGCTGCGGAAGGAATGAATATTCCCACACTCAACACTATCGTCTTAAGCACACCAAAAAGCAATGTTGAGCAGTCTGTTGGTCGTATTTTGCGACAGAAGAAAGATGAGCGTTTATTTAATCCGCTAATTATTGACATCTTGGATGGGCCGCACGACTGCTTTGTTTCCCAATTCAGAAAACGCCACGATTATTTTAAGAAGTGTGGATATAAGATTAAGCACTGGACCTTGGCGGGACCAATGGAGACGCATTCGGAACCACTCATGTCAAATGAACTCCAGTTAAACGGATCAGCATTTATTGAAGATTAGGAATGTTGCTACAGCGAATTACCATGAAACAAGCCGCCACAAAAGGATTTTGTAGAGCGGCTCCACTATCTTATAGTAATTGGTATT